ATCTCCGTAATCTCAGACTTAGAACGTGAAGCACTAGGATTAGGAGGTAGAAAACCAGACGATGAAGAAGAGGGTTTATTCGAAACTATCGGTAAAGCAGGAGATAAGTTAGGTGAAACTAAGTTAGGAAAGAAACTTGGTTCTATATTAACAGTTTTAATTCTTGCTTTCTTTGGTGGTGGAGGAGACCTAAGCGTGTTAGGAGATTTTCTAGAACAAGATGACGGTACACCAAAAGGAGGATGCAAAGACCCATCAGCTATCAACTATAAGATTGACGCTGATTTTGATAATGGCAGTTGTGTATTCCCTCCTCCTGTTATATATGGATGCACTAACCCCGATGCAGATAATTACAACTCACAAGCTACTCATGATAATGGTAGGTGTCAGTTTATTGGTGGACCAGTAGACAATGGAACTGGTAATCAAACTAATGAAGATGATACTATTTACGGTTGTACAGACCAAGATGCTCAGAACTATAACCACCGAGCTGAGGAAGATGATGGTAGCTGTGAATACGAAGAGTATGAATGTGAATCTAACGAAACTTACTTTTATGATGGTTTAGAGTATGGCAATTACTCAAGAGAACCAAACACTTTAAACATAAGTGTAGATGTTGATACAGACTGTGACCAAGACGTACTACCTATTATGTTAGGATACGATGTAGGTCATATTAAGGTAGAAGACAACGAAACGGTATGGAATGGTTATATGTGGGTAGATGTATTCTACAATGTAACAGGTTGGGAGGAAGATGAATTTGAACTTACCTCTGGACCAGAATTCTTTACAGAACCATACACTGGTTGGTATATTATATGGGTTAACCTATTTGCTGACTGGAATAGAGATGGTGTTTACGAGTATGTAACTTCTTTTAATATAGAGGAGTTATATCTAGAGGAGGAACAATGAAGGCTAATCAAATGTTAGTCTTAACGAACATGTTAGCGAAAATAATCTCAGAATTGGATGATGTGAAAGCAATGATAAAGGATAGCACATATGAAGATTTTGTAGGTGAGGAGGAATGACATGGCTAGGAATACTAGAAATGCTAGCAGTGATAATGGCAATATTAGCTATCATCCTTGCGATGATGATACTTGTAGCATTTGTGCGCCGGTTAACCCCGAAGAGTATCCCAGAAATGAAGTTAATAAAAAAGATAAAAAAGGAGAAACCAAAAGTGAGTAAAGATACAGCAAGCGAAGGAGTAACATTTAACGATATATTTATGTTCATGATAGCAGTACCTTTAGTTTTACTTTGGGTTGGTTTTGCTGGATTCGTTATACACAGCGGGTTGCAGGACGAAGCAGTTCTTGAGAATATTGAGGCATATACAACATTGATAGCTATATTAGGTGGGCCAGCCCTTCTAATTATCAAAGATGCTTTAGATGTTTGGAAACAAGAACAAGCAGAGAAAACAGCGTTCTATCAAGTGAAAGCTCAAGCAGTTATTGATTATAACGATACTGTATTGAAACAAGCACAAGAAATAGAAACTAAGGCACAAGAGCAAGAACATAAGATGGAGAATAAAAAATGAACGATTTCGAAATAAAAACAATGAAGTTAGAGCTTGATGAGCTCAAAAAGCAAATAGAACAATTTAAGTGCAGTTGTAAATGCAACTGTTCTAAGGAGGAATAACTATGGTAGCAAAAAAGAAAGGGCTATACGCCAACATACACGCCAAACGTAAACGTATTAAAAAGGGCTCTGGTGAAAAGATGAAAAAGAAAGGAGCTAAAGGACGTCCAACAGCCAAACAATTTAAAAAAGCAGCTAAGACCGCCAAGAAGAAGACTACTAAAAGGAAATACAAGTAATGGCACCCGCAAAGAAAAAGGATGCTAAATTAACTAGAGCAGGAGTATCAGGGTACAATAAACCTAAAAGAACCCCTAATCACCCTAAAAAATCACACGTAGTGGTTGCTAAAGAAGGAACTAAGACAAAATTGATTAGATTTGGTCAACAAGGAGTAAAAACAGCAGGTAAACCTAAGAAAGGTGAGTCTGCTCGACAGAAAGCCAGAAGAAAGAGTTTTAAAGCGCGCCACGCTAAAAATATCAAGAAAGGTAAGATGTCAGCTGCTTATTGGGCAAATAGAGTTAAATGGTAAGCTTTATATAGTCCTGATGCGTATTTATTAAAGGGCGACTCGCTAGGGCCAAGGCTCCAGAGGAATGCTTACGCAAGTGTCCAAGAGTAGCCCCCCAATATGGAGATATCAACATATGGCAAATGAAACAACAAATAATACAGCCGATAACGATGGTAACATGACAGCAGGAGATAATAACACTGCTGACGAAGGTAACCTTACAAGTATTATCGAAACTGTAGAAGAATCTGGAATGTTAGACGCTTTGATGGACGACCCATTATTAGCAGCACTAGCTGCACTGGTATTAGGATTAGGAGCTTACATAGCTTACACCGTACCTGCAGTAAAAGAGTTAGTTTTTAAATACTTAAAGAATAACGAAGCTGAATTAATGGATTTACTTGATAAAAATCTATCTAAAGCCCAGATAAAAGCTTTTGAAAAGCTTGACGAACAGGCGCAAAAGCACGTCAAAGATTCTTTAGTCCGAAATGTATTAATTACAGCTTGGGACGAGAAAGATGATGAGCTAGCCAGTCTTGTGAAATCTAAAGTCAAGTCTGCCCTCGATGAAGGGAAAGGACTTTGAACGTAGAGGATTACGAGACGAGATTACGCGAGAGGGTTGGAGAAGCTGAATATGGACGTCATAAAGAGCTTGTCCGCCTTCTGGCACGTAATCTTGCGCTTGAAGACCTGCTTTGGTCGGAAATTCTTGTATGTATTCGGGATGTTAACGCTAGAACAGAGCTCTTGCGACAACGAAACCAAATAGTACGTGATATCCATACAGAATTTAGAGCACTGAATATACAAGTACCAGACTTAGTCGAACAACGAACAGAGGACTTCGGGTCCTTTTTGGAGACATTAGATGATAAAAAACCAAGTAAAGAGTCAGACGAAGGGCCTACAAGCGGCTCTGAGTAGTAAAGGTACTTACGATACAAAGAAATTAGAGAATATATTCGAACAGTGTAGACATAATGAAGAAAAAATGCGAAAACTGGTCAGAGCATTTTGTCATACCTATTTAATTGACAATAAATCAAGACCATTAAAGTTAAGACCATTACAAGAAGATATTGTTATAAAGTCTTTAACTTACCCAAAAGATAGCAATCAGCGCAAATTAGCAATCTTAGCTCCACGTGGCAGTGGTAAATCGTTTGCTTTGTCTGTAGCTGTAGCTGTTTATATGTTTTTTAACCGTTTTAGGGATTTAATATTTATCTTGGCACCTACTGAGGACCAAGCAGCACTCATATTTAATTATGTATACAGACATTTTGCTGATAATAAATTCTTAGATAGCTTAGTAGAAGGGTATCGTTTTCATAACAAGCCCAATATAACACTTAAGGGGGGCACTATAATGAGACGTGCTCCTTTAGCGCCTACTAATCAGGGGCAAGCTATACGGGGCCAACATCCTACATTTTTAATCGTTGATGAGTCACCACTCATCGATGATAAATTATTCGTAGATAATGTAGAGCCTGCTATTGTTTCTAACAAAGCACCGTTTATAAATCTAGGAACTCCTAAATCTAAAGACAATCACATGTGGAGATACTTGTATGATGACAACTATGCAGAAACATTTACTCGTTTACACTACACATGGAGAGATGCTGTGAAACCCGGAGAAGCTTACGCTGCTCCATACACCGAAGAAGAAATGTTAGATAAAATGACTGAATGGGGGGAAGATTCTATTCACTGGAGAACAGAATACGAATGTGAGTTTGTAGAAAGTGTATCGAACGTTTTCAGTCCAGAAAAAGTTAAAAGGTGCTGTGATGATTATCAACTTATTAAAATCGATGGAGAAGACGGAAGGGAGAGAGGCCGTAATATTACTATTGCTGTTGACATTGGCAAATCTGTCAATTCTACTGTTATTAGTGCTTGGGGTCTTGAAAAGTCTTCTTCCGACAATATTGCTAGGCTTGTATACATTGAAGAAATATCTTCTAGAACTGGTGGACACGATATTCCATACCAACGTAAACGTATTATGGATATTGCTCGCGCTCTCGGTGCCGACAAAGTTATTATTGATGCTACTGGAATTGGTGGGGCAATCGAACAAGACATCAGAAGGGCGTGTATAGATGATTCTATCCACTTTATTGGTTTTGTATTTACAGGGGGCCCTAGAGGTACTAAAACTCAAATGTATAGAGACTATCAATCGTATTTACAACAAGGAAGAGTAAGAGTACCTAACCCAAAGCATTTACCTAAAGAACAAGCTAAGTTTGTTAACAAATGGATTAGAGAACACATTGACCTACAATATGTAATGGATGCTGCTAACAAAACAGAAAAGATATCAGCACCTAGTGGTAAACATGATGATTACTGTGATAGTTCAGCAATGGGCATACATGCCACATTATCTATGCTGCCATCCAGTGGTACATTTGGTTCTAGTAACGTTTCTAGTAATAATACACGTAGACAGAGTACATCACGTAGTGGGTACACCGGACATGGCATTTTTAACACTAGAAGACGCAATTCTCGGCTAAATAAACCCAGTTTGAGTAATTTATAACAAAA